ATCTACTTTACCGACACGATTTGGCCAGTAGATATAGTCCTTCTCAGGATTCTTTTTTAAGTTTGTTAGCAATGGAAGTATTGCATTATATAACTTATTTAATTTTTCTTCTGCAAGCTGTGCATCTGCTGAAGTTGTGTTAACTTCTGCCTGTGCCTTTTGTACTGATTCTAATTCTGATTCGTCAACTGCTGTGAACCCAAAATCAAATATATCTGACATGTCTCCTACCTCTTTTCGTTTCTTTGTTTTTCTAATGCTTCGTAATAAGCAACTTTTTGTTCAAGTTCTTTTATATACTTTTCAACAGGTTCACGATCACATAAGGTTTCACAACAAATGCCAATGTTATGTTTGGCTCTAGTTTCTAAAGATTTTTCGCCTCTTATATTCATTTATTGTCTCCAATAGTTTAGGTACCCAGTTATCTCTATGTTCAACAAACACCTGAGGTGCTTCATTATCCACAGTAATAATAGTAACTAAGTTAACAATAGGCGTACCAGTTCTTTCTTCCCACATAATTGCATATGCAGCTTCCTGTATAAAGTAATTAGTAATCCATTCTTTCTTCTTTATCTTTTTAGAAGTTTTAAAATCAATGATTGATAATACACCATCAAATTCGCCTACACAGTCAACACGACCAGCAAGGCCAAGATGCTCAGAATATAGGGCTGCTTCTTGTAAGTATATAGTACCAATGCGTTCATCTAATACAGGTTTAATCGCGTTAAAGTTATCAATAATATTTGGTAAATATTCTTTAGCATAATCTTCATTATTATCTAAATATTTTTCAATGCAATCATGCACGGCCGTGCCACGTGTGGATGCTCGATGAGAAACTTTATTTGCTTCTTCCTCTCCCACACGGGCTCGCCATCGCTGAATGAATTCTTCATTTAGTATTGAAAGTACCGTTGTAACAGAAGGATACCTAACCCCGTTAGGAGCAGCATATTTTCTACCGCTGGAACTTGTTTCAGCAACCAAATCTTCATATCCAAGATCAACATTTTCATGTTTAAAAATCCTTTTATTCATTTACCTTCATCATCTCCTTTGTCATAATATAATCACGTACAAATGACGAACGTACAATGTCCTGCCATCCAAATTCAACTATAGAGAACTTCTTTAATTGTTCAATAATAGATAGGAACTTAACGATACCATTCTTATCTTTTTCTTTATCAAAATCAGATTGATAATAGTCACCACACATAATAAATTTACAGTTCTGTCCAATACGTGTAATCACAGAGTCGAGCTCGTGAAAGTTTAAGTTTTGCATTTCATCTATAATGATGATTGCGTTATTGAATGTGATACCTCGAATAAACGATGTCGATTGAAAATCTACTGTGCCAGAAGCTTGTAGCTTTTTCCACGCCTCGCCTTGTTCAAATAATTCGGCGCATATTGATTGGTAAGGACCAGTATATGCATCTTTCTTTTCTTCTTCTGTACCAGGCAAGAAACCAATATCTCTTGTTGGTACAATAGAACGAATAATAATTACTTTATCATATTCAGTTTCTTTATCAAGAACATCTTCTAGTGCTAGTGACATTGCTATAAATGTTTTACCAGTACCAGCAGAGCCAGATAATACTAAAGAGTCACCACGACTATATGCATGAAAAACCTCTTTTTGATTATCAGTAAGAGGTTCAATTTGAATCATATCATCTAGCTTAAGTTTACGCATAGATTGATTAGTTAAACCTGACACTATTAATAATCCTTAATATTATTTACTCGATGCTTTTCTTTTACTTTAGACATTACTTCACGAAAACCATCATCAACTTTTAAATTAGTACCACGCTCATGCACAATCTTAGGCATACCAATAACATGGATTAGTTCTGGCATTTCATTTAAAGTTGTTTGCAATTCATCCCACGAACATATAACATCCCATGTTGAATTCGTCTTAGTATCTTTCAAAGTATATGTTGGCATTTCATTTTCCTGTTTAGATTCACGTAGCTCTTTTTCTCTACGAAGTATATATTCATGATATAATTCATGCATTATGTAGGTTCACCGACCGGTTGAGGAATACATACTGCTTGAGATCCTAATGGATAACTTCCATAAGATCTTGTATATTGATATCCTAGCACTTCGCGTGCAGCAAAACATTCATACATTCCTTTGAATGCCCAACTGCCTTGAATTGTAGGTTCTAATTCCTTTGTATCTGAATTAAATGTTAATACGATAAAGACAAGCGTCCACATTAGATTCTCTTATTCTCTTTTGCTATGGCGACACAGGTATCCGTCGCGTTTGTTTTGAAATAGCGCGGTGCAAAAGCATGAATGAATACTGCCCATGCAGCTTTTTCTAAACGCCAACTAATCTTACATGCATGCTTAAAGTGCTGCCACCGTGACATGTTTGCTTCTTCTAAATGCAATTTACATTCTTTACTAAACATAATTCATTGTTCCTCCGAACCAGTGTGGAATATTTCGACCAGTCCATACCATTTTAAATTTGCTTTTCTTTGTCTTGTAGTAAGCTTGATACGATAAAACTGGATCTTCCATTTTACATTGTGGTTCATGATCCATTGCTAATCGAAATGGTGTAAGTCCAGCGTCAGGAATATTCCTAGGTGGAACTGATAAGATATTTTCTAATATTTGCTGTGTATAATGAACCTTATTATATCTATATTCGTATTCGCGGCATAGAGCCATAAAGTGGTTATAATGCCACATATAATTTTGTAATGATTCGCGTGTCCATATAGTACATGGATGATTAAAGTGCACTGCTTTGTACATAGTATCTTCATTAATCGTATCATCGAGCTCGTAGTATTTTACCATAGTCTTACCAGACTTTGATGGCTTACGTGTCTCGGTACCGTCAAGCATACGATGAGCAGTAGATAGCATTTGTGCTGCCTCTACAATCATCTTGACTACATGCTTATCACATTGTAATTGTGCTGCAATAACTGGATCTTTGTCCAATACGAATAAATTCATGATATAAACTCCTCTAATGTACCTGTATATTGTACCACATTTTTATCTGTTTGTACATCACTATTTTCACTTATTCTTAATATATGTGCTGCCTTATTTCTTACATTAATATCCTTTAATGGTAAGAATGCACCAGACGTTCCATCCCAGTCAATAAATTCTTCATCATAGAAATCTAGTTGGCAATCATCAGGATTTTCATTCTGCAACAAAGCAAGTTCATTTGCCCATTGCTGCCACTTATCATCGGACACAATAGATTCATCCATTTCATAATATAAGCAAGAATGCACCAACATTTGTGATCTACGTTGGCGGATCTTTTCCTTCACCGTTTGATTAGACATAATGTAGATAAGAGCCTATGATGTACTTAGGATCATTTCTGCATACTCGGCCGGTGTGAGGATATGTCCAGTGTGGTGGAAATACAAGAACGCTGCCAGCACGGCGAGGTATATTAATCCCCATCGTATCGAAAGACGTCTCGCCACCCACACCGTCATTGAGATAAGCAAAAAACACAAGGAAACGACGAGCAGAGCTGTAATCGCCCACATCGACGTGCTGATCAAATTTTCCAATATCGGGTTCATATTTCTTCATCCTTATTTCTTCAAATGCATATTTTTCCGGCCAAGTTGTAATCTCTAACTCAGTACGGTATTGTTCTAGCACTTGTTTAAAGTTATAGGTAAGGTAGTCAGTATACTGACCCCAAACCTCTCGGTTTTGATTTAAGTTAATTTCAGTAAAATTCATGATAGGACTACTACGCTGTACGGAGTCCTGCTGATTAAATAATTCAATCATTGAGTCACGAACGCCTGGTTCAATGACGTCCTGATATAATTTAATATATCTTTCCATTTTAAATCCTCACTTTACGATTATTTATAATTATACCATAAAGTGAGGACTTTGTACACCTTTATTTTGCAGTTGCGGTATATTCGCGCATATCGTCTATCCGTGAAGAGAGATATGCCGCTTTTTTCTGTAGCTTAAATGCTAGGAGATTATTACCTTCTTTCTCTAATCGTTTTATATAATGTTTGAGCTCTTTAGAATCTTTCTTAAGGCGCTCGATTTGCGGACCATATAACATGGGATCTTTCCTCCTCGTTGACTGCTTACGACGGGTTAAGATATCACTCCTCCTTTTTTTAGGTCAAAAAGTAAAAAAGGATCGTCCCACAAAATGGGCGATCCTGAGTTTGCTATGAAAACATTATTATTGTTCTTCATAGAATTATTTATACAAATTCACATTTTGATAAGTCCTGGGAAAGTATCTGTCACTAGTTTTTTAGTTAGTCCTTTAAACTTGCCGGTGAACTCTTTATCCTTACATAGAATAAGAAGCTCAGCATCCTTAGGATCAATAGTCTCTAAAATACGAATAAACATAACTTCACGATGTGTTTCTGACTTAACCTTTGGTCCGCCTTTAACAAAGAACTTAAACCGCTTAACAATATGCTTACGCACATGGTCAGCTTCTTTTGGTGTTGTTTCTTTATATGGAGGTACGCCTTTTGGTATCAGCCATTCAATAGAATCATCAAACGCTCCTTTTAAAAAGTAACGTACATGAGGAGTATCATAGTGCTTTAGCACTTTACTCTTTTCTTCACGTGTCTTAGCTTCGGCTACTTTGGTAAAAATCTCATGTAGAGTTGGCCGATTAATATTTTCATTTATCATTAAAAATCCTCAATGCATTCAATTAATAGTTTACAGCGATTCTTAATAAGGTAGTTTAGGATCTTCATCCTATGTGGTACCTTAACAGCTTCTGATGTATCTATAATCGATTTTTTGATCTCTGCAGGAATATATGCAAGATCTACTAATAGTTGATTACGCTTGTAATTACGATATACTTCATCGCTCATATAGGATTGTAAATTCTCTGCATTATCAACATATTCCTGTATCTTTTTCTTAGTCATTGGTGACTGACGAATACTTTCAACAAAGGTGTCATCTCCGCTAAGAACATTAGGAATACCATCAGAGCTATCACCTTTAAGAACATGTTCAAACAGATAGCTATGAGGATTCTCATCCTTGATAAACTTTTTAGTCATAGGTGAATATTGTTTTACATTACCATATTTCTGTAGCTGAATAAAATCTTTGTCAGCAGAGATAATCATCACATTCTCATGCTGGCCAAACTCTTGTGTCTGTTCAACTAATGTACCGATAATATCGTCGGCTTCTACATTAGGAATATGTACAACCTTATATGGCATATTCAGCGATATCTCTTCACGAACCATATTAAGACACTTAAAAATCAAGTCAAAATCTAAACTAGATTCTGTACGGTTATTACGTCGTGCCCATTTATATTGAGGGAATACATCTCTACGCCAAGATCCACCGTCACATGCAATAACAACTTGTCCATACTCATCTTTATGCTTTTTAACATGCATACGAATAGAGTTAAGAATCATATGACGAATAGTGTCTTCATTCATATCCATTCGCTTTTGGTTAACAATGATATTACCCATTGCAATCCCATTATAATCAATTATCATCATTTTTGTTTCTAGTCTCCATTATCATCTCATGTATTATATCTAGTATTTCAACAAAGGGATAGTTCGGATTTTCATTTCGAACCAATGCTCCATAGATTAGGTTAAGGATACATCCCATATCTCTAAAGAACGCCGGATCAAACTTAGGATTATATCCATATTCTGATAGCGTCATTAGTATGTCTTGAATGCATTCACCTGCCATATCCATCTCATCATCACGACGAGGTTCTATGATAGGATTTCTAATCTCACCATATGGAAACGGTATTACATTGTCATTATCATCTGTCATTATGTCACCATTATACACTATTTTTTAGTGGATGTACACAAGTTTTTTACATGGTTTCTGTGTATTTTACCGCCAACAAAGGCGTTGTAGTATTCATCTGGCTTTAGTAATACGTCGCGCACAATCTGTTCTTTCATCTCAAGGTAGGACATTTCTCCTTTACCCATACAGAGATGCAATATCTCTCGCTTGAATCTCTTATCACCATGTTCTTCAAGAAGGGTTTTTACTTCCTCTGAACTACCATGATAAGTTAGCCAGTCTGATTCAGATATTTTAGTGCGTTTTCGCTTTTGACCTTTTAAGGGTTTAAGCTTTATTTTAGAATAGAAGTTTTTCTTACCGATATACTTCATACCATTTGTATTATCAGTGACTATGTAAACAAATCCTACATAGTCACCAATATCTTCTGATGTAAAGGCATTACCTTTATATTTCC